TGCTGGGGGATAGTGAAGGGGATAGTGTATTGCAACATAGTTTTACAGCTAGTATCACTAAATTATTAGAATCCGCATTATTGCAAGATTACAATATTGTCCTTAATCCTTTATCAGTCAGTGATTGTGATGGCAAAGACAGTGAAACAGCATTAGCAATATCTGCTGCAGTTACTACAGCTGTAGCAGAACCCATGCACATTCAACATATATCTAGCGGACACCGCCGCGAACAAATGCGTCGCTATGAATATAGCGATGATGATGGAACTACAAGCATGGATTTTCAATTTGTAAAAATGCAAACAGATTTGAAATATGTAACCCCACCCGATCATACCTATACTGAAGGCGATACAAATAAACTAGCAAAATTTTGGCATTCTAGTATTCGTATTCTTAAAACTTCCGTTCGTGATACTTATGACTATCTCAGTAGCAATATTAAAAGCGTCTAGATTATATTGATAAGCTGGTGTGCTATTGTAACTAAGATTATAAAAGAAATGCTAACATTATATTAGTTTTTTTGTAATTCAAACACGATGCAGTAGCACTATTATGCGTTAGAAATGAGTATTATGAAGGTGGCGATGATAAAGACATATATGCTGTAGTAAGGATGAGTTGGCGAATAGTAGAATCATGGCAACACTTGCTACATTGCCCCGCGCGCAATTCTTCTTCATAAGCAGAATAAATAATGTGTGCGATTTCTGCACCATCTTCAGTAACATAGCGGGATGGCACATGATTAACAAGGTATGTCACTAATTCAGTAGCACATTGTAGATGTTCATCATATTTCTCTGGAAGTGGTTGCGGCATTCTATTTTCTCTTTCCAATATACTGAAAAAGTTCCGCACATGCCGATAACTATCACTTTGTGACATCTGATGTTCCGATTCAAATACACTTGACACAGCCCGCTTTAATGCACACGCACTAGCATACACAGCTTTCCACGCCATTCTCTCAATTGCTATATTTATTGTTTTTATTGTGTTCCCTTTCAATTTTCAAAAGTATTGAGATATTACTTCCAACCAATTCATATTCAGTTGCATCAATTAATCTACTAATACATAAATGGATAACCATCAGCGCATAATAAACAACACTATTATACGCTATTTACGTCTGCGGGGTCGCAAATCAGCTGCAACTAAAACACGCCGCTATTTCCTTATTAACATCAAATATTACACAAGTGATGGTACTATTAAATCCATCTCAAAAAGTAAAGAAATCACCCCAACTACTACTATAATATCCACAGTATCATCACCATCACCATTGCCATCGGCATCGCCATTATCGTCAGCAACTAAAAAGGGAGTCACAGCAACAGTTAAAAAACGGAGCATAGCATCATTATATTATACAAAATTAGGACTAATCACACAACATGAATGGGAATATTTAGCAAATTATAAAGAACACTACAGCGAAATATTCGCGAAATATTGCGCAGCGTATACAGCTGTTACTAATAAGCCGCCATTCTTTATAATTGGGGGGCGTATCCCCGCAATACCCCTGGGGGTGACTTCGCTCCCCCATAGCCCCCATGTACCAGGGGAGCGAAGTCACCCCCAAATCTATGTTGGTTGTGCTGTATTATCATCTGAATTACAGCAACGCAGCAATAGTAGCACACTTAAAAGTATATCATTTGCAGCGCCGTTAACATGGGTAATTTATCAGGTATTTCCAGTTGCTAAATATATTTTAGTACTAAAATCATCAGATGAACACAAATATTACAATGCAAATAAAACTCAATTGCAAAAACAATATCATGGCGTTTTTATTCCTTCTCAGCAATCACTCCAAATGTGGAATTATTCCAATGTCAAATATGCTAAAATACTAGGTTAATGCTTATAATGCAGCAACCTAGCAAAAGTGCTACTAAAATATATTGCAAAAACACAAAGAACTGCACGACACAAAGCATAGCACAAAACACATCACAAAAAATGAATAATAGTGATACAACAGAAGAAGATGACCCAACAGGTGGCAATGATTTGCATGATTTCCTAAGCATATCAGTTGGAAATAATAAGGAAACACGCAACTATAAAACAACAGACCATGTGCAGCAATATATTATAACATGTTTCAAATATTTATTAGTTGTAATTATATTTACATGCAATTTTTTAGGATTATCCGTTGCACTAAATTGCAACATTAATGAAGATTTAGGCAAACGTATTATAAGTGGTATATTTGCATTTTTGTTCGGATTCATATATTTATTAGTCAATTATTATACATTTAGAGTGCTAATCAAGGGGAATATTTGCCCTATGAATCCAACTAAATTATTCCCGTTTTTCCCCGATAGTACTACTAATGTTGTTAATGCAGCTGTATTATAAAATTGAATGCATTGCTGTCTATCCACCTATCCACCTATCTACCTATCTACCTACTTACTCCGCAGAGACAAATAAGAAAGAAGCGGACTGTAACATGAGATATAATAGTATATGGCTATCCATAATAGTTACTAAATTAGCAGAATTATGTCGCGCAGTAGTTGCTATTTATGGACAATACATTACATATGCGGATATCATCATATTACTGCAAGAATTAAAATCAGCATGCAAATTCACATGTAATAAGAACTATCAGCGCAAAAAGAGGCGAAAGTATGTAATAGAAAAAGAACGATGTCATGCACGATGTTGGACATCCCAAAGTGTAAAAGGAAAACAATGCAGTAAACAGCGAGTTATTGGTAATTTATGCACGTCGCATCATGCTAATTTAGCACATGGATTATATGCTGCACCAATAACCCCGGAATTATTAGCACATTTTAATTCTCATCATCACCGCACTACTAAAGCTGACGCGCTAATTTAGGAATCAAAGAACTTATATTCATTATCAATTTCTTTCAGTTCAAAATTAACTTCTTCTAATTCCGTATCATCTTCTAATAAATCGGAAATATGTTGTGCTGACATTACTTGTGGCATTTGTTTAGAAAGATTCATCACTTTTACTTGTTTTGTTAGCGGTTTTTCATCTTCTGGTGTAGGTAGTTGCTGTTCACTTGGCATCGCATCGTATTGTGTTTTTGGTGTCACTTTTGAGGATATTGTTGTATCTAAATTCGCAGTGGAATGATGTTGCTGCTTCTCTGATTCTGCAATATCTTTGTGGTTAGTTGGCATAGCGAAGTCTCTGTTGCTAGCATGCAATGCTTTTAATTCTTCGCGAATAATTTGCCGTAAAGTTGCCGTCATTTCTGGTGTAGTTGTTGTGTCGCTATTGCTAGCACTGACATTAGCAATTGGCAACTGCACTGGCACAACATCAGAGTGGGATTGCGAAGTCTCTTCCATAGCCCCCGATGATTGGGTGCATGTATCATCTGATACAGCTGCATCAGCTGTATCAGATACGAGCCGTGGTAATGCTGTTGCTGGGGGTGACGTCGCTCCCCCATGCCCCCCAACAACTGCTGATGCTACTTCTGGTGTATTTAGTTCTTTTTTAATCATTTTCTCTAATTTCTTCAAATATTTAGTATTAATAGGCTGCTTGATATCTTCCGTTGTTGCATCATCATCAGTAGTCGTAGGTGTATTATCATTATCAGCAGAAGCAGTATCCGCAGCAGCAGTATCGGCAGTAGCATCAGCAGCAAAATACTCTTTAAGAATATGGCGCACTGGTAATTGTTTACGAATTGTATCAACAATACAATGTTCAATAATTGATTCTGATTCGCGCATATTCTTTTGATATTCGTATTTTGATACAATATCACTATATAAATATGGATTCTTCCAAAATTGGCGCGCTAATTCAATATAACATAAATGTAAAAAGTGACTTGCAGCTGGTATTTTAATACTAATTTTCTTTTTAGGTACTGCATTATTAATAATAGTCAATACTTTGATATGCGCAACATATATGACTTTAAGCAAATCCTCAATCCAATCACATTTACTAACTGATGTAATACGTTCATATTCCTTAATAATAATCTCTTGTGACCATTTAGGAATACGCGCTAATAAATCTTGAAATACCATAAGCACATCCTGAGGGCGGTTCTCATTAGCACATATTGTTTTAGCATCAGTATAAATACTCTTAATTCCAAAATACATTGGGTCTCTTACTATATTTATCAATTGTTTAGTATATTCCTCCTTAGCATCAGATAAAATCGCAATACTACTATTGCCCGCTGAATTATCCAATTCCTTGGACTCCACTATATTGCTCCTTGATGACATGGCAAATTAAACGCGCGCAAATTATACTAGTTTATTATTAATTGATTTAATACCATCACTAATAAAAACGAGAGCTAAATACGCAACATTTATCAGTATCATATCTACTGACTCACATTTACACATTGCGAAAACACAATAACAATAACAATAACAATAACAATAGCAATAACAATAGCAATACCTAAATATTATATTTAGACTATATTTAGCCGTGATTAGTACTGGATTGCACACCAAGGGGAATTTCAGTGTCAGGAATATGCAAACCGCCAACTTGTCCTACATTCTCAATTGCAAACCCCGGTTCCAACATCATCTTTTTAGCACTACATCCGCCTCCCTTCTGTGCTTTAGAATTTAATGCTGCTTGCTTATACATACCACCCTTTTGCATTTTCTTTGAATTCATAGTATGTTTATACATGCCACCCTTTTGCATTTTCTTTGAATTCATAGTATGTTTATACATACCACCCTTTTGCATTTTCTTTGAATTCATAGTATGTTTATACATGCCACCCTTTTGCATTTTCTTTGAATTTATAGTATGTTTATACATACCACCTTTTTGCATTTTCTTTGAATTTATAGTATGTTTATACATACCACCTTTTTGAGCCTTCTGCGAATGTGTGGGTTGCTTATACATGCCACCTTTTTGAGCCTTCTGCGAATGTGTGGGTTGCTTATACATGCCACCTTTTTGAGCCTTCTGCGAATGTGTGGGTTGCTTGTGCATGCCACCTTTTTGAGTTTTACGCGAATGTGTGGGTTGCTTATACATACCACCTTTTTGTGCTTTACGCGAATGTGTGGGTTGCTTGTGCATGCCACCTTTTTGCATTTTTGTAGTATTAGGGGGTTGTGCCATCCCGCCATGCATAATATGAACTGCTTCAGCACCTGATAATAAAGATGGCATATTACTATCAGTATCACTGCTGCTACTCATTGCATCTGATGTATTCATTTCTATAATTTGATATTTTTATTAATATTGCATATTTGACAGGCGCTTCTATATAAATACTATAAATGCTGGCAAAATTGAAATTAGTACTAATTAAAAAGTAAAAGCAACAGCAAAAGCAACGCCATCAACGGCACATATAAGTATGGCAACACTGATACCAGAGTGCAGCAGCAGTGGGGGAGTTGTTCCTACATATTATGCACGCAAATACATAAAACAATATAGTGCGCTGTTAGAATATCAAGATGTCCATTTATTAGTAAGTGGCCCTAAAGGATGTGGGAAACTTGCTACTATATTATATTTGCTACAACAAGTTGGCATGTATAATTCTCATGCAACTACATGGAAAGAATATAGTACTAAGTATGATAGTGATACACTCACAAAATTCAAACATACATCGCATGGTATTTACTTACTCAATTGTGCACAATTAACAACTAATGTAGAATATGTTGCATATACTAATAAAATTCATGATTTCTGTCACTCTGCTAAAATAAAGGATACAGCAGCACAGCGTCAAACTACTAAATTAGTGCTGATATTGAGAAATGTGCATGCATTGCCGGCGCTATATCAAAGGAAACTAGCATATAATATTGGCAGCAGTAGCAGTGCAACGTCAGTACTATTCATATTACTCACATCTAATCTCAGCCGAATTACTTCTCAAATTCGGTCACATATTCCCACTATAGTGAGAGTGCAAGCATTTTCACCAATAGCATTCAAAAATCTATGCACTAAACACTTGCATATAGATATTCGTAATAATGAATTAATAACACAATTATATGATATTTATATTGCTAATCAGTGCAATTTGCAGTATACTTTATGCCAATATGCTGCATCAGATGCATCAGCTGCATCAATTGCAGAAGAGTTACATCCCCAAGCAAATAGCACTGATGAACTAGAGAGGCGGTATCCACTACTAGGCACACCTGTGCAATATAAATTAATAATGCCACTTGTTACACAATATAGTAAACTCACAGCAATAACTAAACTAATTGGAGTTCGCAATTATATCATATCGTTATTAGCATTAAATATTGACAGTAATATGATTATCAGAATCGCATTATCAGGATATTTACAACTAAAATCAGCACCATGTCATGAGCTTATTGCAATTGCAGCACAAAGTAGTCAGATGTTAGCGAAATCAGGAAGACATTTACCAGTATTAGAGAACTTTATCTATAAATGTATTAATGCATATTTTTCACCGCGTATTATTCAACTTAAACAATGTATTTAAGGGATATAAGATAATTTGATACAGTGAAAAGAATGGCAGTAATACAAGGTGGTGTTGGGGGAGCGAAGTCACCCCCAGAAGCAGTACCATTTGATAGTGTGTATATAACAGGTTCTAAAAACAAAATATCCAGCAAACAATCACTATTAATTATTCCAATAGTGAAGTTTTTTAATAATCCCGAAAATATGAAACAATTAATAGGATTATTAAATGGGGAAATCTATGGCACAGAATTACAAGCATCATCATCAGCAATATCATTGAGATTAGTAGATTGGTTTGTGACTAATTATTGTAAAAAATACAATATTATGTATAATAAGAACATTTATAAGAAAAGGACGGGGGTATTATCTAATCAATTTGAGAATTACTTTTTCGTGCATGATAATTATAAAAGTCAACTCAAAGAATGCAGTAAAAACAATTTTGACCCATTTTGTCGGCGTGAAAGAGTGCGATTTTATTATAAACCTAATACATATTTCCTAACTACTGTTGGCCAATTGAATTTTTTCAAATGGGCATTGGAACATTATGTAATAGATTATATACGTGATAATCTCAACAGTATAGAACTTGATATGAATGAGGCATTATTAACATATTCTAAACAAGATCGGAAAGCTACTAAAAAAAAAAGATATCCTCCAGCTAGTAGTGATGTTGCAACATCACCCGCTGATGAATTGAAACCTAGAACAAAATCACACAAAATATCATTGACGCGCAACAAGCGAAAAGAACTATCAAGTATGAAAAACAAGTCTTACACCAAATATAGCATTCCTACTGTTCTTACTTTTGAATAATTGTACTTAACATTACGCCACCATTTCCGATTGCTTAACAATCATATTCATCATCATCATCGCTATCAGCAGCGCCGCATGCTCGTTTGCTATGTCCTGTAGCATCCACTTCTGCTGTGGCTGCAGCAGATGCAGCAGATGCAGCTGTATTAGCATATATTGTTGGTTTTTGGGTTATTGTTTGTATTTCTGGGGATGCATCATCTTGTGCAACTTCATAATTTTCAATTAAATAGCGATGTTTGCGATATGTGGTTAATCTTATGCGATTCCAATTGTAGAAATTGCTAAATTCATCCATGATATCAATAATTAGTGGTACATGACTTCTTTCAGTTTTAGTTTTTCTCATAATTCGGCCAATTGATTGTACAATATTCTTTTTAGGTGTTGTCAATATTAAAGTATTCAATGATGGACAATCAAATGCTTCTTCCGCCATAATATAAGTTGCAATTATTATTCGCTGCGCAGCACTTACATTCAAATCACGTTGTTTCATTCCACCTAAATATAAACCAATTGCTACACCATCCCACCCATCTTCTGATGTGCGGCGCGCTATAATTAGTGCTGATATCATCTTCGTTAGCACAGTTATATGATCAAGGCGGCTGCTAAGAAGTAAGATAGTGCGACCATCTGATATTAAATCGGGGATGAGGTTTGCTATGAATTGAGTGCGTGGGGCGAATGTAGTTATATTAGTTTCCATCGCAATAGTGTTTGGTTTATGTCTATAATTTACTACTGCGCGGCAATATGCGGGGGTATTGCATGCAAATAGATAGCGTTTAACAATTGCATCTGGATCATCAGCAGTAGAAGTTGCACCAAAGGATGTTGCTGCATCTGAATAGATAATATTACCCAAATAGTAATAAAATACATTTTCACATCCATCAGTTCTTTTTGGTGTTGCACTGAGACCCAAAGTATACGGAATACACCATTTAGTAAGCACACGACAAAACTGCCGCGCACCTAAATGATGACATTCATCCACAATTACTAAACCAAATTGCTTAAATATAATTGCTGGAAAATCACTATCTTTGCGGGGATCACTGAGACTCTGAATCATGCCGATGACAATATCTTTATTATGTACATCAAATTGTTTCCCTTGAATAAATCCAATACGCACTTGCGATAAGAATTGTGCAGCACGTTCTTTCCATTGATGCGCTAAGAATTCCTTATGCACTAAGATTAATGTTTTAACTCCTAATTTAGCAGCAATATTCAATGCCATGACTGTTTTCCCTTTGCCGCATCCTACAGAAATAATCCCCCCACCACATGGCCGTCCAACTACTGCAGCCATATACTTATCAATTATCATAGTTTGATAGTCACGCAATTGTTCAGTTCCAGCAAATTTAATTGTGACTTTTTCCACATGCTTAAATGCTAATTTATCTGGAATACCAAACATAGTAAGCCCAAAATGCATAGGAATTACTAAATATGGCGGTTCTACATCATCAATGAGTTGGTATAATATGTATGGTTCAACAATATCTGTACTATATCCTTCACATTTGCGAGGTGTTATAGTCAATTTCTTTTTAATCTCAGCGAAATTCGGAATTGAACTACATAAAACACTATATCCCCGAATATTCAACATTGTATGGTGATGGTGATAGTGCTGATGATGATGGGTGTAGAACGTGCGTGTGTGTACTGCAGTTTTTAGTTGATGTGGATATTATAGTAAGTAATAAGTATGCTACATACGCATAAACAATTTTGCTAATTTTGCTAATTTTGCTAATATCACTATTTTTTAATACAAATTTATGAATTTTGCTAAAATTGTTGTATGGCATCTTAGATTAGTATGCTACTCATGCTATGGCAACCAGTGCCACTGCCGCTGCAACTGCGAAGCGCATAGCAAAGGCAACTACTAGAAAAGCACCAAAGAAAAAGACTGGAACATTGCACAGCAACAGCGAATATTACACAGCATCATGGATGCAATACAATCTACAAGGTAACCCAGAACGTGTGTTTCGCACAATGAAACGTGGATTATATGGGGATAGTTGCAAACATTCGGACTGTGCGCCAAGTGGTGAAGTAACTGCATGTACATATTGCTATGCATTTGTCACTCATTGTGTGAGTTGTTGGCGTGTGACTCACATTGGACGTGCACAAACACAATGGATTTGCATCCAAATGCCATACACTTACCAATGCTTGACATGCAACAATAGTGTTGCTATCGCTGCATCTGACACTTCTTAGTACATTGTTGCCACACATGCTACTAATGTAAAACTATGTAAGCATACAATAAATGGTGACTACTATGCAACAAATAAAATTTGCATTGTTATATTTTTTATTTCGCTATAAATTAGCTAACATTATTAGTCATCAGATATGCCACGGCACTAAAGGCGGTGCTATACAGAAATTAGCACGAATGCTTTTAGTATGCCTTTTTATGTGCATAATATGTAGTATTATCGTATTGCATTTAGTCTTTTAGCATTGGTCTTTTAGCATTGGATTTAAAAGATATATATGAGAATAATAAATGAGTGGGAATGGCACTGCATGGATAGTTGTGATAGTATATTTCTTAATAATAACAGGCATTATTACTGCTATTGGTGTGGGAATATGGTATAGCAAAACAGCACACTTTACAGATTTGCAACAATTGGCAACATCACTAAATAAAATCAATAAATACAAAACACTATATCACATGCGCCATGGATAAATATCATATCACATCTGTTTCCGTTAATCTTTGTGACTTGTTCATACAGTCATGTCATCTAATTACGTGCTAATATAACTTGATAATGGATAGAATAGTATGATATTGCTTGTTTCTTTTTTTAATATCTTGTGTAGCTCGCTTCGCTCGCAATGCCATTGCACTTAATTAGTGCTAATTTTATAGAACAAATGTAATTGCTTATTTCTTTTTTTAATATCTTGTGTGGCTCGCTTCGCTCGGAATACCATTGCACTTAATTAGTGCTAATTTTATAGAAAACAAATGAAACTGCTTATTTCTTTTTTAATATCTTGTGTGGCTCGCTTCGCTCGCAATACCATTGTACTTAATTAGTGCTAATTTTATAGAAAACGGATGAAACTGCTATAATAGCGGTTTGTGAATATTAAAAACAAAAATGCTAACTAAATAACCACCATGTATTGCATTTAGTAATATTTAAAATGCAAAAGGCCATAATATAACGATGCAATGTCTGCACAATGCCCGTTTAGCTGGCGTAAGCCATACCACCCATACCACTCATGATGCGGAGAATGTTGTAATTTACGGCATATACCTTCAGTACTTGGGCAACGTTGGCAGTATAAGTGATTTGCATGATAGCATTGTCAATACGGGAGAAGTTGCAAGTACCAGATGGCTGATGTTCCTCCGGGGATAGGGCAAAGGAATACACATAGATATATTGCGCCCATCCTTGGAGAGTTGTGGGAGTAGCACGGGGGACTTGAGTATGATGCTCAAATGGTTGTACACGACGGAAGTAATCAGCGGGGCGCACTGAGAAACGATCATGGCCATTAAGTTGCAGTTTGCATTGAGTGAATGAATCGGATGTAGCACCAGTTGCTGAGATTGCACCACCAGAGAAATTAAACCATGCATTATTTCCGCTTAAAAGAGAATTATGGGTTGCGAATGCCGACCCAGCAGATGTTCCATGATCATTTGTTACATGTACCCAAATTAGTTCCGCTACTGGATGATTAAAGTTCAATGTTACATTTTTAGATGTAGTGTTAGCAGCAATACTTTCATCACCAGTAAATTGCACTTGCTTAATCAGATATTCATGACTGACTTGGGCAAATCGGCGACGTTCATCAGTATCTAGGAAGATATAGTTGACATATAATTTAATGTTAACCGTGCCAGCTGTTAGAGCACCTGTAGATAGTGCAGGTGACATCCATAAGTCATTCAAGTCACGGAATGTCAATTTCAGTTTAACTTCATGATACTGCAGCGCAATCAATGGCAATGCTAGTCCCGGATTAGTATTAAACCAGAATTGAAGGGGAATATATAGGCGCTTAGCAGTTGTTGCATTATTAGCTGTATTAGCGGCGGCTTCCATGTTCTGATCATCATTACCCTGCCAATTTCCAACCATATCATCATATCCTACACGTTTTGAAGCTAGCGTAGATAGTTCAGTCCAAATATTCATCCATTCACCATGCTGACGATCAACCAATGTGCCACCAATCTCAATTTCAGCTGTTTTAACCATAGCATTACCAACACCATAAATCCACCCTGGTACAGAGCCGCCGCCAACAGCAAGTGTTGGCAGCAATACTTCCAAATACATCTGTTGAATCAAGTCCCCATTACGGCTAATTATCGCAGTTACTGATTTCCCAAAATCTGGTGTTCCATTAAATGTTTGTTCAATTTCCTCAGTTGCAAAATTAGTATAGCGCCGATATACAATCTTAAAGAAGGTAATTTGGGGATTAGATGTAAGATAAATATCTTGTGCACCAAAAGCACCTAAACTAACAAGAGCGCCAGACATTCTTTTTTATTGTTATGCAATATTTTTTTATCATTTTCATCCGTAAAATGAACGCACACTATATTACGCACTAATATACCCCCTAATTACATATCGTATCACTCATAAGCAGCGAAGAAAATAAATGAAATTAATGAGATTAATGCATTAAATATAATAGTATTTAAGTGATATAACGGCACTTATAATAATACTGAAAAATATGTTGCATAACTAAGCAAATCTAAATATGTGTAACATTACATTTACACAACAACACCCAAATATAAAAAACTAATAATACACACGCACAACAACTAGAACTTTAAAGACAGCATAGCAGCACTACATCACTGTTTAACTAGCGTAAGCCATACCACCCATACCACTCATGATGCGCAGAATGTTGTAATTTACTGCGTATACCTTCAGTACTTGCGCAACATTATTAGTATAAGTGAGTTGCATGATAGCGTTGTCAATACGGGAGAAGTTGCAAGTACCAGATGGTTGATGTTCCTCTGGGGATAGTGCAAAGGAATACACATAGATATATTGTGCACGTTCGGATAGTACTGCTCGCGGTACTTGAGTATGATGTTCAAATGGTTGTACTTTACGGAAATAATCAGCTGGGCGCACAGAGAAGCGATCATGACCATTGAGTTGCAATTTGCACTGAGTGAATGAATCAGTGTTTGTAACTGCGCCACCTTGAACTGCACCAGAGAAATTGAGCCAGTTATTTGCAGCGCCAATTGCGTGGCCAGCTAGGGTGCTGCCAGCAGATGTAGCATGGGCATTTGTGACATGTACCCAAATTAGTTCCGCTACTGGATGATTGAAGTTCAGTGTAACATTCTTAGATGTAGTGCTTTGCGCGATGCTTTCATCTCCAGTAAACTGGACTTGCTTAATTAGATATTCATGACTGACTTGGGCAAATCGGCGACGTTCATCAGTATCCAAAAAGATATAGTTGACATATAGTTTAATATTAACTGTTCCAATAACTGAAGTATCTGCAATTGCGTTATCAGCAACCCATAAGTCATTAAAGTCACGGAATGTCAATTTCAGTTTCACTTCATGATACTGCAGTGCAATCAATGGCAATGCTAGCCCGGGATTAGTATTAAACCAGAATTGAAGGGGAATATAGAGACGCTTAGCAGTTGTAGCGAGACTAGCGCCTCCTGTAGCTGGTGTAGCATTTTGCTGAGTGTCACCCCACCAATTTCCCACCATGTCATCATACCCAACGCGTTTGGCTGCTGGCGTAGATAGTTCAGTCCAAATATTCATCCATTCACCATGCTGCCGATCCACTAATGTGCCACCAATCTCAATTTCAGCTGTTCTAACTAGAGCGTTACCAACACCGTAAATCCAGCCTGCTAAAACGGGATCACCATCATCGGCATCAGTCAACACAATTGTGGGCATTAGCACTTCCAAATACATCTGTTGAATTAAGTCCCCATTACGGCTAATTATCGCAGTTACTGACTTCCCAAAATCTGGTGTTCCATTAAATGTTTGTTCAATTTCCTCAGTTGCAAAATTAGTATAACGCCGATATACAATCTTAAAGAAGGTAATTTGGGGATTAGATGTAAGATAAATATCTTGCGCACCAAAAGCACCTAAACTAACAAGCGCGCCAGACATGTCTTTTTAATTGTTACATCAGATATTTTCTTGCCTTTTTCAGGGTATTTAAACGCTAGTATATCGCACTCACTTATTCCATTATATAACACTAGCATACGCCACTTCATCTATCACTATAACAGAGAGAAAAATAAACGCGCATGTGTGCAACTATGGGGCTTTTGTCTGAATACAGTAGCAGTAGTAAGGAACTTGACTGCGGATGATAATTGTTTTTAATATTAAGAATACTGATATCAACTAATAAAAAGAATACTTAAGGGAATAGTTTCTAATAGCAGTCAATTGATGTCGCATTTGATAATAGTTGAATCACCGGGAAAGATTGCGAAGATAAAATCCCTATTAGGGGCGCAGTATTCAGTTGTTGCAAGTGTAGGCCATGTTATGGGTATGGATCCTAAAAAACTGGGATTTGATATTGATAATCAATATATGCCAGAATACATTATAATGCCTGATAAGAAGGATATTGTTGCTAAATTGCGCACAGCTGTAGCGAAAGCAGCACGGATATATTTATGTGCTGATGCGGATCGCGAGGGTGAAATGATAGCATATAATTTGCTGACACTTTTAGGATTATCCACAACAGAGACAAATCGGGCAACATTTACTGAAATTACAAAAACAGCAATAACAGCAGCACTCAGTGCGCCACGAACTATTGATATGAATTTAGTGCATGCGCAACAAGCGCGGGCTGTGTTGGATAAACTCATTGGATATAAAGTTAGTCCAGTATTATGGCGGCAATTTCATAATTATAAATTGTCAGCGGGTCGTGTACAATCCATTGTTACTAAATTGATAGTGGAACGCGAAACAGCTATTGCTGCATTTAATAAATCATGTTGTTATCCATTATTCGGTTCTTTTGAATCTGATGAACGGCGCAGCAGCAATCATGGGGGGGGCAATGTCACTCCCAGCAGCAGCACAACATTTACTATTTCATCGGCAGAATGCACTACAGTATTTAGTAATAAAGATACTGTGCATGCTGCAATGGAACAGCAATGTGTGCAAATGTATACGATAACGGATGCTGTGGAATCAACAGCGATAGAGAGGCCATCGCCACCGTTTATAACATCATCATTGCAGCAAGAGGCTAGTTATAAATTAGGAATGTCGCCAACTGTATGTATGAGAACTGCACAAGCACTATATGAAGCAGGATTTATCACATATATGCGCACAGATAGTCGCATATTAAGTGGAGAGATTCATAGTGAAATACGCAATTATGTGAGTGCTACGTATGGTGTTGAACATTATAATTATGTGCAATATGGTGGCGGCAGTAGCGCAGCAGTAATCGCGGGGGGGCATGGGGGCGCGAAGTCACCCCCAGTCATCGGGGGCTTTGGGGGAGCGAAGTCACCCCCAGTGGCACAAGAGGCACATGAGGCATGTAGACCAACACATATAGCAACTATGTCAGCACATGGGGATAAATTGACAGGACAACATGATAGATTGTATAAACTTATATGGCTTCGCACAGTTGCTAGTCAAATGAAACCAGCAACATTCAAAGTATTACAAATCCATATTGCTAATTGTGTAAATGATGTAGCAACGGGTACACTAATTACTAAAAAAGGCCGCAAACCAAAACTAAAACAATCAACTATTGAACTAGGAGTGGATGTAGCAGTAGCAACGGCAGAATCTATATGCCCCGAATATAAATATATAGCTAAATATCGCAAGATTGTATATGCGGGGTTTTTAATGTTATATCCACGTAGCGGTGGTAGTGCTGTGCAAATTGCTGATAGTGATGAGGCCGAAGATGAACAGCAGTCGGGGGGTATGGGGGAGCGATGTTCCCCCCCGCAGAAATATCCAGCGATGGATGTATCTGAAATGCGTGGCATGCGCTTAGTATGCACAGCACTAAATGCGCGAGAGAAGTGGAATAAACCGCCACATGGCAGATATAATGAGGCGAATTTAATAAAGAAATTGGAAGAATTAGGAATTGGAAGACCAGCAACGTATGCTAGTATGGTATCAAAGGTGCAAACACGGCAATATGTGGAATTAAAAACAGTTGAACCACGCATTGTCATAGGATATGCTTTAGAATGGCAGAGAAATAGCAGCAGTATTGGCTTATCTGTAAAAGAAATAGAGATAAAGGTGGATGGGGATAAGAATAAGTTATTCCCGACAAGTTTAGGGGTGATGATATCGCAGTTTTTGGATAAACAGTTTGAGATGTTTATGGATTATAAGTTTACTGCGAATATTGAGGAATTATTGGATAAAGTAGCAGCGGGGCAATATATATGGTGGAAAGTAGTTGATGCTGTTTATCAAATCATTAATCCTACTATTCTCACTCTTAAAACTTCCGCCGCTGCCCCATCAGCTGCTGTATACAAATCATTAGGAATCCCAGCTAATGGGGGCGAAGCAATAAATATCGTGACAACTGCGCGTGGATATGCTGTGTCTCAAGCAATTACATCAGCAGTTGATAGTGCGCCAGTGATACCAACAGCTCTTACTGCTAAAGGGAAACCACGTAAAAGAGTAGCGGCTGTATCAAAGATTAAATATAAATATGCATCTGTAGCTGTAGATGAAATTGATACAATTACATTGGATGCTGCGGCTGCGCTGCTGAGTTATCCACGAAGAATAGGTGAGTATGAGGGATGTGAAATAGTATTAGCGCGTGCGCATAATGTGTATTTGAAGTATAATGGGGCTAATTATAGCATTGATAAGTATATTGCAGCTATGAAGTCTGATATACCCCCTAACAGAACTAGGGGTCAAGGGGGAATTGCTGAGCAGATGCCCGCAATACCCCCTAATTTGCTAGGGATAACAGAAGCTGATGCAATTAGAGTATTACAGTATTATATAGGAGCTGCAGCAGCCCAAACAGCTAGCGAAGTAGAAATTGGCGAGTATAAGGTGAAGAAGGGGCCCTATGGATATTATATTAAATATAATAAGACTAATTATGCATTACCGAAGAAATATAAACAGGATGTGATGGGATTAACAGTGGATGAGTGTAAAAAAGTGATAGACAAAAAAAATAGTACTGTTGGACAGCAACAAGTAAAAAGAAAATGGCGACCACGAAAAAAATAAGATAGTACGCATTGTGGGGGTATACTGTTTAGAATACTGTATAAATAATTATTAGTGTGTAGGTTCTATATCTATAGAGTCATGTAAGTGTTGTTACGGTTGCTGCTATACATAGTACTAGGATTCATATAATCATTATTTTTAGTAGCTGTTTTTTTTTTAGTAGCTGCGTCTACAGTCATATATGTGCTATTTTTAGGTGATGCTGGTAGCGATGCACTTCGCAATTTAAATGCACGTTGCCGCTGCAATGGGCGCTGCACTGTCGCTGCCGCTGTCGCTGCGGATAATGATGCTGGTTTTCGCGATTCTGGTTTATATGCGCTTAGCGGTGTTGACAAAGGTAGCCATAATTTGCTGGATGATGTTCGGCGTGGCGAATTAGTAGCAGATTTTTTATGTGCAGTATGTGGCGGAAGAGGTTGCAATGGCCGTGTACTCGCCCGATTATAAGTATTAGCTGACTGATATATAGGATTTTTATATCGTGGAACTGCAGTAGTACTTAAGGGTGCTGATACCTTATTTGTTCTTTGTTGTGCATTTTTCAGTGCTTTTTTTTGTGCCTTTTGTGCCAGATAGTATTCTTCAAATTGGGACATGGGTCGCGGTTTAGATGAGTTGGTAGTTGTTCTTCCAGATGTACGTGTTTTATCACTTCTGCGTGGCGATAGTGCATTATTAGGTGCTTTATGCATTACTTCATACAGAGGTTGTGTAGATGTAGCAGACACAGGTGCAGAGTTTCTTTGGCGGCGTGGTACATTATAAATAGGTGCAGTAGAATGTCCAACCCTTAATTTAGGGTTTCCTTTTTCATTATGAGTGACATATAGAGGCTGGCTCTGCAATGGCAGTGCTTTACCATTGCGTTGTTGTGCAACTGTTTTCCAATTTTCATATAGTGGTTCTGGTTTACTGGATTGGAATTGTGTGCCACTCATGTTTACATATTGTGCAGTTGCTTTACCATTGCGTTGTTGTGCAACTGTTTTCCAATTTTCATATAGTGGTTCTGGTTTACTGGATTGGAATTGTGTGCCACTCATGTTTACATATTGTGCAGTTGCTTTACCAGATGTAGCTGGGAATCGTTCGCCACTCATGTTTACATATTGTGCAGTTTCTTTACCAGATGTAGCTGGGAATCGTTCGCTACTCATGTTTACATATTCACTATTATTTTTACGTGATTTTGGCCGCAATGATGCAGATTGTTGCACTGGAATCTGTTTAACGCCATTTGATGGCTTCCCCTTTCTGGTGTATTGTAGTGCTGATGATAATGGCCCATTCTTGGATCTGAGAGGCGGTCTGGTACTAATACCTTTTGATTTTGAGGGTGTTTTAGACTTGCGCATAAAACCTTTCCATCCCCATCCCATTATAATTTACATTAATATCATATTTTAATAATAAAGTGATTAAAATGATTATAGTGATTATAGTGATTATAGTGATAAAAGTGATAAAAGTGATTAAAGTGATTAAAGTGATTAAAGTGATAAAAGTCTTAGATAGGATATAAGGGAAATTACTAAGAATTAATGAGCTGTATTTAAGTATTTTGGTATTTTGGTACGCAATATATGTAAATAGGGCACAGCTCAGCCCAGATAATTTAGTGTTTTGTTACAATAAAAAGTGATATCGGTGCGCAATAATTATTGGCAACTGCCCTTATATTATGTGCAATTTATAAAAATGGGTTCAAGCGCGCACATCCCTAAACAAATGAATGCAATTGAACAGACATTAGTCTAATAAACACAATTATAAATTATAAAAATGTATGGGAAGATTTCCTCCTAGTAGCAGGCGCTATGCTGTCGTGATGCGCGGTTAGATGGTGTTACTGGTGTTGTAGTTGGCGGCCAATGGGTAGTTGTAGTTGTCGGATATGAATCAGTAATAATAGGTTGGCGAGCTATATGGGTATTTGTGGACATTAAGTATCCTAAATATCCCATTGATGCTACTAGAATAAAACAACCAAATGCAAGTACTGCTAATAAAACAGTGAGTTCTGTCATTTATTATTACAAGAGAAAAAATAACAAAAGTTACATAGAGCAAGTTCATCTTATCGCAGTGTATCTTATTGTAGTGTATCTTATTGTAGTGTATCTTATTGTACACAGATGGCATTATTATCATACCCATGCATAAGTTGGTTGCACATGTTTAAAAGTAAAATAGGAATATCCTGCTAGACCCCCGCAGGCTAATAAAAATATTAGAATTAGTATAACTAATAATGATACAGTTTTATCTGATGATATGAACATCATTTTATTTATTATTAGAAATTATTACAGCATGAGTAAGTTTATTTATGTGCTGGGGTGCTATATATAAACAGATTATAAAGCGCCCATACTTGAAACCCCATAATTATTAGTAAAATTAAAAGCATTACTATATACCAACCTAGAATTTGCGGCATTTTACTATATTATCAGAAATTATTTGAATTAGTTAAAAAAATAAGCATCCTCAATATAATATGTCATATACGTGGATAATCCAATATTAACTATAATAAGTACTCCAATAATACTTAGCAATGGATTATATTTAACGGATGATAGAAATGTAGTAAAAAACATCCATGCTACTATAATACCTGTGAAAATCAGCACAAAATTAGTTTGATTTATACGCACCATTTATTTTACTATTAGAAATAAATACAGTAGTCACAATGCCATATATTTGCATAATACAGAATTACCAGCATTACCGCTTAAATAGTTTGCCAACTTTACTAAGGGCAGTCACCAAGAATTATCGGGACGCGTTATCCATTTTTATTGCTAAATAGTACCAAAATACTTAGATGCATCCCGATAATATCTGTTTTCTACCCTTAACTTTGTTTTTCATGGTGAACCGCTACATGCCTGTTTTAGATTGCGGTGGTGCCATGCGCCAATTATTTACTAGTGCAGTCCCCCGAACAATTAGTTATAGTACTGCATGCGTTGCCTAATATGTTTTTTTAGGTTGTTTAGCTTTTTTGCTAAATAATTTGCTAAAGAATCCTTTTGGCTTCTTGTTTTGTTTTGATGAATTATTTATACGTGTTCTAGGTGGTGGCACTGGTGGAGTACCATTTTTGCGTAAATTAGTATTTTGTTTCTTTTTTGCTATATTCGCCGCAGTGGATACATTTGGCATTACTGTTTGCGGTTTCATATTTAAGTCGCCGAGTGATTGATGCGTGGGTTCTGCATTGTTGTATCCAGTCTTCTTTGTAGTACGTGCAGCATTTTGTGTAGCAATAGGATTAATTTTGCCATAAATGACTTCTTGTGGCGGTTTCATCGGAGGACGCCGCCCTTTATAAGCATTCTGTGCAAAACTTTGTGTTGTATATGTTACATTATTGCTACGTGCAGCATTTTGTGTAGCAATAGGATTAATGGTGCTATAAATGTCTGGCTGTTTTATTGGAGGACGCCGCTCTTTATAAGCATTCTGTGCAAAACTTTGTGTTGTATATGTTACATTATGCTTCTGTATTGTTTGTTGTTTATGGCGCCCGTTTGGTTGTGATGGTATAATGTTATAATTATTATTATTATTGGGGGTGCGGTATGACATGATTTGTAAAAAATTAAGATATTTATTATAAATGCATATATTTTCCCAGTTCACTAGCAAAAACCATAACTATATTATAGAATTTTAACTAATTGTGCAACTGCGATTATTTGTGTATCTTTGAAATTGAAATTACTTGCTAATATTTTCACTAATATCTTGGTTTTCTTCTTTTTAGTTATAGCGCTGGTGCTTTTACTAGTGCTAGATATTCCCATATTACTGATGCCACTATTGCTATCTTCCAATTTAGTAAAATCAGTATTGCCGACATGGTGTGATTTTAGCAAATAAATTTCCATTGGTGTACATGTCAAATTATCAATATATGCTAATATTTGAGTCTTGTTAGCCTCTGCTACATAGCATTTTAATTCTGCTCCAATTCCCGGATTACATACTTGTGTCTTGAATATAACATCAAACATTATAGTACTAGTAAAATTAGCATTGTTTATCAATCCTAATGTGCGCGATATAATCTCAGTAGAATCTGGCATTACATAACCTGCTTTTATACAGCGGCCTTCAAAATCAGCACGTAATTTCCTTGTCAATGTATTCATAATATCTTTGCCATTCAGTTCTTTAGCAGTTAAAAACACACGTTCTGGAATGCGAATTGTCTTGACATATTCTGTCATTTTGTACTACGATGATATGATTTTATTGGTAGTTATGCGGATGATGGCTGGCGGATGATGGCTGGGATGTAGCTAGCTAGTATGCTAGTAGGAATAGTAAGATAATAACAATTTTAGCAAAAATGGAATAGTAGCCAAAATTGTTTTTAAGAATAGTAATTATAAGGAGTGAAATCGCCGCTAGTTACTGAATTACCAATCAGTGGCTAGTTCAGTGTAACGGCAACACCCCATTGTGATGTGAGTCGCATAATGGGAGTGTTCTTTTTTTAGAAATGGGCTATAAATAAAATGTGGATAAATAATAAATGCATTCACATAATGTGTGGCTTGCCCTTATTGCTCTCGCTCTCGTAGTTGTGACTGGATTGCTCGCATCCGTTGTGCATTCTGTGCAAAATCCTAAGGTATATAATATGCCATATTTCCCCACAGCTCAGCCATTACCGCCACCAATTGGGAGTACTACTATGTAATTCTTATATTACTAGCATTTTTTTGAATTTGTAAAATAGTTGATAGGAATAATGTAACAGCGATTGTTGTTATATTTTCTTAAAATTGTTATCTTTTATTTTATGTTCACAAGTCATACCCACACCCACACCCACACTCACACACATACCCACACTCACACACATACCCACACCTACACTCACACACATACCCACACCAACACCCACACACCCCCGCATATATACATGTCTGAATCAACGCGCAGAGAACTTGCTAGTCATATTACTGACATTGTTCATCGGCTTAGTCGCAAATATGAGTTACAGCACTCTGTTCATGAATTCACTTCATTTACCATTACTGCCCATATTTCTAACATCCATGATATAATGCATATCACACTTCCGCAATTTCCTCTAACATCTTCCACACTGCAGCAAAAGCAGCCATTGGGGGGTATGGGGGAGCGAAGTCACCCCCAGCAGCAGCCAGTCTATAATTTATCTGACATTGACCAAATAATTATAGATGAATTGCGCGGCAGCAGAACATCAACTGAATTAACAATAAAATTAGATATTTTACATGGGGAATCATGGGATGTATGTGAAGTACACAAATGGGATATCACATTAGACCCAACAGCACAGACACCTCAATCTATTCAGTTAGAATTAGTTTATTCTCAATCGGATTAATAGAACTCAATCGGATTAATAGAACTCAATCGGATTAATAGAACTCAATCGGATTAATAGAACTCAATCGGATTAATAGAACTCAATCGGATTAATAGAAATAGTACTAAAATAACAAAAAATGCAATCATATAGTAAAACATGGGTGAATTCACACAATCATATTACATTGCTGCTGATGATGACACACATAGTGTTAAAGTGGATAAAACACGATGCATGTGTTTAGATTATGACACTAATGAGCAGCGACCTATCCAACGTTGCCGTAATAAAGTAGTTCCCGGTTATCACTTTTGTGATAAACATTTCAATTGTGCTGCTAATCTTAGTGAATATCGCAGTGGTGCAGAGCCTGTGTATGCGCCGCAAGAATGGCGTGATAAATATATTGAAGGCAGTCATAATTGCTATTCCTATTTTTTAAATAGTAAAGTGCAAGCAGTGCGGGAGAAATGTCAATCAAAATGTGCAAATAAATCCGCACAATGTCCAAAAGAGAATAGTGAATGCTCAGAATTAAAACCACAACCGGGTGACCATCATTTAATAAAAACAACGGGAAGTGCATATGAAAAGGATACAGTATATAGATGTCCACAGTTGGAACGCAAGATATTAAAGGATAATGAGATGTTAGTACCGGTACCATTTCATAGGAAATGTCCTGCTAATTTCTTTAAAGGTGCTATGGTAGTGGATAGGGATCACACATTTCATTTTTATAGACAAGATAGTAATGGACAATGGAGTCATAAACCGGGAATATCCCCAGTATCAAATAATGATGCAACAAGTAGACCAATTTATATACCACATATTGCAGATCGCAATTATGCTAGAGATAAAAGTGAAAATAAAGAAGATGATGCTATCAATTATACCGATTTCTGCGGATATTATTGCATACCTGATGCAAATTATACTAATATATTTTTAGCATAAAAACTGCCGCAACACTTATTATATATCTAATAATGTTTTGTCTTATTAGCAACACTCACAAGGTATGCAGACATACCAATATCCGCAATTAGCATCATGCCAATTAGCACAAGCAACAACATGCAAGTCTCCTGCGACGACATTTTTTGATTTTATTTATACTGATATATTATTTTGCATAAGATTTCAAAAGATTTCAAAAGATTTCAAAAGATTTCAAAAGATATCAAATATAAGTAAATGAATGCCTCTTCGTCTAACAATCCATTTAATTATAATCGCCGTAAATTTAATACATTAAAAATACTCCCGTATCGCAGCACTAAACTGCCTATTACGCAGCGGCGCATTTTTTTAAATAATACACTAGTTCGTAATGCCGCAGTAAAAGAGCGTATTCAGCATCTAGGTATTCCGCCAGCATATCTTAAAAATGGTGTAGTTATTGCTAAATCACCAGATAATAAAGTGCAATGTATGGGAATGAATGATAAACATCAAGTGCAATATATCTATCATCCTAATTTTATCAAACGCCAAACAGTTCAAAAATATAAAAATGTAGTAAAGCTTGGTGATGTAATTCCACGTATTGAAGCCACCACGCAATCCGCTATCACTAATCTTGTTAATAAGGCGCGGGTAGTTGTGGGACATCATCGGCGTTCTGCCGATGCTATTCTCACACAAGATGAGTTGCTCACACTAATTGTATATATGCTAATCAAATATCATTTTAGAATCGGAAATATTAAATATAGTACTGCTAATAAATCTTTCGGCATAACTACTCTTAAACCTGAACATATCCATTTAAGTGAATATCCTAAATTTAGCATTAGATTTATTGGTAAAAAAGGTGTAGTGAACTCTATTGCTGATACTAATCCATTAATGTGGACAGCACTTAGCAAATTACTTGCACATCATAAAAAACAATGCCGCCGCAGCAGCGGTAGCAGTAGCAGTAGTAACGGACAACCGCACCGCACAGCTGGAGTGTATGCACCATATTTATTTAGTACTGGCGATAGTTTGATAACACCAGCAATGGTAAAAGACTACTTGCGTACTAAATATAAAACATATATCACACCGAAAATGTTCCGCACATGGTATGCTAATTATCATTTACTCAATTATCTACGCCAACATCAACAACATTTTATCAGTAATAGTGCTAAAGATAAACGCGCACAACAACAGTGTTTAAATGATGCTGTTACTTATGTTAGTGAGAAACTCAATAATTCACATGCTATTAGCCGAAAAGCATACGTTAGCAACGGAGTATTTAATGTTATTTTGAATAATCCACGCAAATTTGTGCGGGAACTTCCAGCACAAACAGAACTACACCAATATTTAGCAAAAATAATGAAAGAAATTGCATAGATAATATGGCACTACACTATACTGTACTATACTATTGCAACAGACTTGTGTAATTGCGATTTAAATTAGTGCGTGCATATTGTAGCATCAAATCCATGCATTTACTAATATGTGCCATAATAGTACCATTACAATACTTATTGTTACGCAATTCAGTTAATAGTGTGTAAATATTAAATACTGGTAAATTATCAATCATATTACAGAAATATGATACCCCTCCATTAGGGACTTGTAAATAATCCATGTAAACCATTAAGCATTTATATGATAGATATGATCTATTAAGTGATAACTTAGGTATGGATTTACATTTTCTTGATGGATACAGTATATCCATCGCCTGTGTGCGGCAATAACCTATATCAATATTGCATATGTTAAGATAATTTATGCATGGCATCTGCAATGACCTACTAATACTATCCGCACAGTCTAAAATACCACTAAATTTCACACACATGCTACTCCGCGCATTAGCACATTCAATTTTTAGTATATTGTATGGCATATTTATAAAATATAATGTAGTAGTATCACATGTATCCAACTTAATAGAACTTAAATGAGTTGCCAAATTATTAAATGTGTGGCGTAGATATGTTAATGTTTGTGTGGGTGAGTTTTTACTATTATGAATAATATGTACTTTTTTAGTAGTTGCTGGTAATATATCCAATATACCATCCCTTATATCGCGAATATCAGCAATATAAATAGCTAACATGTCTAATGGATTAATAATGCATCCATAATAGTGTGCTGGATTAATATCTAAATATTCATAATATGCCTGTTCAGATAGCATAGTGTACTTTTTAATATTTGCAGTTTCGCGCTAAATTAATAATTATTTATATACGGATAGCAGTTTATCACTGTTTTCTAGTTGCTGTTTACAACTATGCTGCCATGCAGTATAGTAGTTTCTTTAAGATTTAGGAGTTGTTACTAAATGAAAAGTATAACACTACTATAAAAACTATAAGCCGTCACTAGACTAGATATGAATTTATATTTTGCAGAAATTGTACCACATGTGTATTGGACTTATTATGATTCTAGTATAACATATCAACCACAACATAAAAACTACATAACACAATTATGTAATCGCTATCATATTAAACACTTAATCAAAGTAGATTCATTATATAAAAAACTGCCATCACCACAATTATTATATTCTACAATGTGTTCGGATATCATTCATAATTATCGTAATGCTATTCCCACATTGATAATATCAATATATTATAATGATATTGCATTAGGCGGCATAGTTCATTTCTTTAGTAAGATGGTACCAACTATGTCGCATGCAACAATCATTGATAACTTGAAATATAAAATCATTAATTGCCCCGAAGTTCCATCCACATTTATAATGCAATAATATAGTATTTAAGTGCAAAATTGATTGCAGCGATTATATAAAATATTAAATAGCAATACTAGAATGGCACGCAGTATAATATTCCATGATAATTATGAATATTTAAGTTTGTATTACTATAGAGGTGTGTCGCACTTACCACTATGTATTGATATTGATACACTTCGGTATAATAATTATGATGCAACATATATAGTATCACGTATCATTGATACATTACCATATACAGCAACAGACATCGCTATTCACAATAATAGATTAATAATTAATTATGCACGGAATACATTCAATAATTTGCCAACTCATTTGCGGTTTCTTAATATTAGTGATATTGCAACTGCAATATGCGATAATGTGCAATTAATTAATTTGCCGTATTATATAGTGCAAATTTATTGCAGTAATATTTACATTAAATATAATAGTAGTTTGAAGAAAATAAATAGATTAGTTGACCCATTATATAGCGTGCCACCTCCATTACTAATAAAAACAATGAATTACCTAAATATTGAGGTACTGACATATTATTTGCTGTATAGAATATCGGATTATTGTCGCGAGCATCCAGATATAATACCATATTTATGTCGCACAGCACAGTGTGATATTACTAGTTTTTATGGTATTTATACAATTACAACTGATTATTTGCATTGCAGTTTATCAATTGCATCATATGAAAAATGCAG